ATGTAAATTTTCCACATTGTATTTACTTCGATCTAATGCGGTCTCTCTTGTTACTTTTGGCGTTTGTGGGGGTGTTGTTCTTTCTGCCATGATAGTCCTAAATATAGGTGGTTGTTATTTAGTATTATTTATTCATGTTTCACAAAGGCAAATTCAGACCAAAACATCCCCAAAAATATGATGGCGATCCAACAAATATAATTTATAGAAGTAGTTGGGAATTGCGTTTTATGATTTGGGCAGACGAAAAACCGAATGTCACAAAATGGCGATCGGAGGAGACTGTTATTCCATATATTTCGCCGATTGACAATAAGCTGCACAGATACTTTGTTGATTTTCAAATTCAAATTAAAGATAAAACTGGGGTACTAAAAACTTATTTAATTGAAATAAAACCAGAAATCCAAACAAAACCACCTGTAGTCCAGAGGCGAGTTACAAAAAGGTATCTTGAAGAAGTTGTAACGTGGGGTAAAAATGAAGCCAAATGGAAAGCAGCAAAAGAATACGCAAAAGACAGGGGTTGGGAATTTTTAATTATAACAGAAAAAAATCTTGGAATAACAAATAATTGGTATAAGACTAAATAATTGAATGAAAAAACAATCAACTGGTAAATTAGAATCTATCTTTAACGATAGCGCATATGATATATCTGCTGCTAAAAAGTCGCAACAGTGGTTCACAGCACAAATTAAAAAACTATCTACAGCAACTCCACAAAAAGTTTTACGTGATGGAACATTAACATCAACTATGATTCCTGGAGGAATGTATCTGTTTTACTATGACCCAAAACACAAAGATACATTACCATATTATGACAGATTTCCATTAGTTTTGCCATTTAGAAAAGTAAAAGGTGGTTTCTACGGATTAAACTTTCATTACTTACCACCTTTGTTGCGTGTAAGATTACTGGATAGATTGTTACAATTTTCAACAACAGCTGGCTTAACAGAACAAACAAGATTAAGATTTAAATATCAACTTATTGCTGGAAGCGCAAAATTTGCAGCAGCACAACCTTGTGTAAAAATGTATTTGAATAATCATGTAATGAGTAGATTTGTTGAAATAAACCCAAACGATTGGGTAACTGCTATGCTACTTCCTGTAGAAAGGTTTGTTGGAGCAAATAAAGACAATGTTTGGAGAGATTCTAAAAGGGCAATCTAATGGCATCAATTAACGAATTTATAGCACAAGTAAAAGAAGAAGGATTAGCAAGAGATAATCGATATCTTGTTACAATCACACCACCACAATTTTTGGTCGCTAACGCACCAGATGTAAAATTAAGATTGTTGTGCCAAAGTGTATCAATGCCAGGAATGAATTTTGTTTCAAACCCAGTACTAACATATGGCGAACAACGTGAAGTAATTTACAATCGTCAATTTGAACCAATTAATATGGAGTGGATACTTGATAGCAGATTAGATATTAAAAAGTTTTGGGATGAGTGGCAACAACTAATGATTCATCCAGTTTCTAGAATGGTTAGTTACTATGAAGATTATATTGGAACAATTGAAATCGATCAACTAGATGCAAGCGACGAAGAAAGACCAAGATATGCTGTAAGATTATATGAAGCATATCCTAAAACAGTAGCACCAATTTCTTTTAGTGCAGGATCAAAAGAAATTACTAAGTTGTCAGTAACAATTGAATACAAATATTGGCTACCATTAAATGTAGCAAGTGGCAGTAATGATTCACAATATATTCCAGATTTTAATATGGGGTCGCCATCATATCAAGATTTACTTGGTGGTGGAATTCAATCATTTAATGTATCAGGAAGTACATTAGATTGGCCATATCAAGAAATTGACATATAATAACAATAATAAAAAGAAAGGGTAATTATGTCAGAAGAAAAAGCAAAAGAAGATTGGATGCAAAAGAAATGGCGTCCTGCTATGGGATGGATGTATATGGTTGTATGTTTCTGTGACATGGTTTTATTTCCAGTAGCTTGGTCAATTCTACAAGCAGTATTACATCAACCTGTTACACAATGGAATCCTCTAACACTACAGGGTGCAGGTTTATTTCACTTGGCTATGGGTGCTGTATTAGGTATTGCTGCTTGGGGTAGAACGCAAGAGAAAGTTGCTGGAGCATCAACTGTTCCAACATCAGTAGGTTCACCAACTCCATCTCCAATAAGTTCAAGTATGCCATCATTATCACCAACACCAACAGTAACACCATCACCAATGGCATCTGCTAAAATTCCTGATGATGCTCCTGTTGTTCCTAAAGGACGCATGAAAATTGAAGACTGATAAAGAATTGAGTAAAGTTTTTGACATTGAAGTTGAAAATGAAAAGGTAGGTGTAACAACAAATCTTGTTATTCAAGATGATGTTGCAAAAACATCTACGGAAAAAGTTGAGTCTGATTTTGATCAGACAAGAAAAAACTTGCATCTTCTCTTGTTACAGGGAGAAGATGCTTTGATAGGTGCTCTTGAAGTTGCAAAATCTTCAGAGCATCCACGTGCTTTTGAAGTTGTTGGAAATTTAATAAAACAACTTGCTGATGTAAACCAGCAACTTATGGATCTTCATAAACAGAAACAAAATTTAGAAGAAACGAAAGATGGTTTATCTCCTAAAAAAAGTGTAACAAACAACAATGCAATATTTGTTGGAAGCACAGCTGAATTGAATAAGTTGATTAACAATATGTCTAAAGGGGAATAATAATGACATTACCAATGTATAAACATCCTGTCTATACAACAACATTGCCTTCTACTGGAAAGCAAATAAAGTTTAGACCATTCTTAGTAAAGGATGAGAAAAACCTTCTTCTAGCGCAACAAAGCGAAGAAGAACTAAACATGATTGATACTTTAAAAACAGTTATATCTGACTGTATTTTAGATAAAGATATTAATGTTGACGATCTTGCTATATTTGATTTAGAATATATGTTTACACAACTACGTGCTAAATCAGTTGGTGAAGAAGTTGAATTGATATTTACATGTAAAAATAATGAATGTAAAGACAAAACTAAAATATCTTTTAAGATTGAACCAGAACTAATTAGACCAGAAGGTCATAGTAATAAAATCGATCTGTTTGATGATGTTGGTGTAGTTATGAAGTATGCGAATTCTTCCATTCTAAAAGATATTTCAAAATTAGATACTTCAAATCCTGATCAAATTTTAGATCTAATCGTAAGCTGTATTGATTACATTTACGATGCAGAATCTGTTTATCCTGCAAAAGAACAAAAGAAACAGGATTTAATTAAGTTCGTTGAGGGTTTGCCTAGAGCACCGACTGATAAAATTAAAAAGTTTTTTGAGACAACACCACGTTTGCAACAAAAGATTGAATTTGATTGTCCCAAATGTAAAACACATAATGATTATATAATTGAAGGAATAGATAGTTTTTTTTAATTTGCCTTAGTCATGAAAATTTGTTTAATCACTATCAAATAAATTTCGGTTTGGTTCAGCATCATAAATACTCACTTGAGGAACTAGAGAATATGATGCCATTTGAGAGGGAGATATATGTGTCGATGTTGTTACAACATCTAGAAGAAGAACGACAAAGATTACAAGAAAGAATTAACAAATGAGATTAGTCTTAGATAAACTAGAAGAATATCAACCTGGAAATATAAAACTTAGACAGTTTGCAGGAGATCTCGCAGATAGTATCAAATCTAACTATGAGAGAGGAAGAACATCCGTAACAGGTGGTAAAGAAGGTGCTGGTTTAGCTGGTTCATCTTTTTTCGAAAGTTTGGGTCTAACAGGCATTGCTAAGGCATATAAAGAAAAATCAGAAGCAAAAGAGCAACGTCGTCAAGATAAAGAAAAATTTATTGGCGACTTTCAGCAATATTCAGAAGCAGGAAAGACACTATCAGCAGACACCTCTCGTCAAATTGCTGATTCATTGTTTGAAGAAATTGCATCTAAACGTGAAGAATTAAAACGACTTCAAGAAGAAGAAGCAAGAATTCGAGAAGCAGGTTATAAAGTAAGCGAAGAAAATCTTGCGAAACAAAAAGAACTTGTTGATGCGATTAAAAATTTAGATCCAAGAACAGGTGACAAACAAGAAGGTCCTGCTGATCAAAATTTAAATCAAATACAATCTGCTGAAAAAGAAATGGAAGCAGCAGAAGTCGCTAGTGAACATTTCGAAGTTCAGAAAAAAGAACAAGAAGATATTACTGCTCTTTATACAATTACCGATGACCATTTTAAGAAAATGGACAAACGTACTGAAGAAATGCTTGAAGCATTAAAGGTTATCGCCGAAAATGGTGTTGGTGGTGGAGGTGGTGGCTTACTTAGTAGTGCTGCTGATCTGCTCGGACGTGGTGGTAAAGCAGCAGGAACTGCAGGAAAAGTAGGCAAACTAGCAGGAATGGCTGGTAAACTTGGTACAGTTGCAAAAGTTGGTGGTGGTATACTAGCAGTAGGAACAGCTGCAGCTGATGCATATGGTGATTACTCTGAGGCACAAAGACAAGTTGATGCTGGAGAGATTACAAAAGAACAAGGACAAGTTAAGAAAGGCGAAGCAGTAGGTGGTGGTGTTGGTGCTGCTGGTGGTGCTCTCGCTGGAATGAAAGCAGGTGCTGCTTTAGGAACATTCTTAGGTCCAGTTGGAACAGTAGTTGGTGGTCTCCTTGGTGGAGCAGCAGGTTATATTGGTGGTAAATATCTCGGGAAAAAAGCAGGTGGTGGTGCAGTATCTGGTTATCAAGCAGTAACAGGAACTGGTGGAGAAATGGCAGCACCAGCAGCATCTCAAGCAGCACCAGCAGGCACAGAAAACACAAGTCAAGGACAGTCAATTGATCCTGAAGTAAAAGCAAAAGATCCACTCTATCAGAAAATTTTCCAAGAAGAGTTAAAACTGTCAGGAAATAATCGTGCAATCGCAGAAAAATTTGCAGATAAAAGATATTTACAAGAAAAAAATCTACAATCTAAAACTGGAGTGTCAAAAGTTTCTGATAAATCATCAGTTTCTGCTGCTACTCAAGCTACTCCAGAAAAAGTGCCAACATCTCAAGCAGTAGAAATTCAAGCACGCAGACGTGGTGTTCAAGATGCAGAAGCAGCAGCAGCACAAACATCTGGAAATAATACAAATGTAAATGCTCCAGTAACAAACGTAGTAAATAATACTACGACACAACAAGGTCCAAAAGACACGAAAAATGCAGATACAACTTTTCAGAAATATCTAGATAGAAGATATTATCCTGCTGCATAATATTAAGGAGAAATAAATGTTAGGCGAATTATATCATTCAACAAAATTTTTAACTGACAGTGAATGTGATATTTTATTAAATCACTACAAAACAAATGAAGAAAAAGCAGTTCGTTCAATGATTGGATTTGCTCCACCAAAAGTTGATTTTACATATAGAATTAGTAAATCTCTACAACTTGATATTGATAAACCAGAGATTAAATCTATTATAAACAAAATAACAGAAACAGCGAAACACATTAATGAAGAAGTGTTTCTATTCAGTATTAATTGGGATGAATCTTGGAAAACAAAAAATTTTTTGGTAAGTGAATATGATGGAGCAGAAAAAGCATTCTGGACAAAACACCAAAGTGTTAATTGGATTTCAAATGCGAATCAAAGGAAACTTTGTGCGACAGTGATTTTATCTGATGGTAAAGAATATGAGGGTGGAGATTTTATTATGTATTTTGGTTCATCGAAAGAACAACCAAGTCCGAATGATATAAGAACGAAAGGAACGCTGATAATTTATCCAGCGTTTCGTTTTACTCAAGTGATGCCTGTGTTAGCAGGCAAAAAATATCATTTAGATTTATATTGGGAAGGTCCATACTGGCGTTAAATGGGGAGCCGAAGCTCCCCAGAAGATTATTCGTTTGCTAACTTCTGAAAGTAAGACAAGTCATCTTCATCATCAGCAGTAGTTGCTACTGATTTTGCTGGAGCAACAGCTGGCTTAGAAGCGATTCTTGGAGCAGGTGCCTCAGGACGATCTTCTTCTTCAGCAATTTGCGCAGCAGTACGAGATGGAGCACCTTCACCACTCAAAACTTGCTCAAGTTTACGCTTGAGTTCATCATAAGTTTTAAAGTTCTTACGATCCAAAAACTCAGATAACTTGTATTGCTTAGAAACGATAGCAAGTTTTTCCTCATCAGTTGGAGCAATTTCTGTCTGTTCCATAAATGTAGATTGATCATAATTAGAGTAACCATCTACTTTACGCATACGCAATTTAAAGTCTGCGCCTTCCCACAAATCAAACACGAGAACTGGTTTCTCATCTTCAAAGGTAGGATTGGCTTTGTCCATAATCTTATCAAAGATTTTCTTACCAAACTTGAACAATTTAACTTGTCCGTTGTTTTCTGGTTTAGCAGGATCGTTAATGATAAGTACGTTGGCGATATATGTCAACTTACGTTTTTGTTTGCGAGCAATTTCTTTGTTTGCTTCAGAACCAGAATTCCACAAACGTGAATTTAGTTCACCAACAGGATCATTCTCACCAAGAGTAGTCAAACTATTCTCGATGTACCATTTACCAGTCGGACCTTGAAAACTGTGATTGAAGACACGTGCCCATGGGAACTCGTCACCCTCAACTCGTGGGAGAAAACGAATCGTAGCTGTAGCATTACCTGCTTTATCTGGAGTCAGTTTCCAGAAACGATCGTCTTCGTAAGATTTACCACCCTCGCCTGATGGCTTTGCGATTTTATCGAACTCACCAAGAATTTTAGAGAAATCTTGTGTGCGAGATTTGCGAAGTGTATTGATATCCATATGTTTTCCTTTGTCGTATAAAAAATGTATAAGTTTTGTCGTATGTCACACTATTCATGATATACAACTATTTAGTCATCCTTTTTGTTCTCTTCAATAGTTTTTTCTTTCATATCCCAAAAAGGAACTTTAACAATTGGAGAATCTAAAAAGCCAACTAATGAATATTGAACACTGTCAAGTTTGTTGTTATCGAATAATACTTGATGAAAGAACAATGGGTCGTATAAAACCGCACTGTTATATTCGAATTTCTCAAACGAATACAGTTCCCAATTTTCATTCCCCTCAAAGTTTGCCCATGACTTTGGTTCTTGTTCGTCATTACCTGAATAGATAGGAAATGCTCTCTTGAATAAGTCATCAGACAATTCTTTAATATCATCATTATACCTTACTGCTTGATATTTGTCAAGTTTAATTTTATAGAATCCCAAACCAACTGTTGGATTTTTCGTTAGGCATAATGCTGTTGCTACAGGATATGGTTCAAATCTTGGCATGTTATTGCTATTCTTAATCACCATATCTTTATGAAAAATGTTTGTTGTATAATACCAACTTGATAGTTTTGTATCAACATTAGTAAATTCTCTAAACACCTGAGCATATAATTTGGAGATTGTTGGAATCTCAAGAGAACTTATCAGTTGACGATACCCTGGAGTTGTAACTTCCACGTCACCACCATAAGCATTGTGTTTAGATATTAAATCAACAAATTTATCTGGATCCTCAAGAACA